ATGTCAAACATCAAAAAATACATCATTGATTACGACTGGAAAGCATCAATAGAAATTGAAATCGACCATGACGTAATGACAGAGGAAAAACTTCACCAGATTAATAATTTCTGGTCAGACTCTGAATACCGACTCAATAAACACGGCTCTGTATTAAATGCTGTATTAATCATGCTGGCGCAACATGCTCTGCTTATAGCAATTTCAAGCGACTTAAATGCATATGGTGTTGTTTGTGAGTTCGACTGGGATGATGGAAATGGTCAGGAAGGATGGCCTCCAATGGATGGTAGTGAAGGAATAAGAATTACCGATATCGATACATCAGGAATATTTGATTCAGATGATATGACTATCAAGGCCGCCTGAGTGCGGTTTTACCGCATACCAATAACGCTTCACTCGAGGCGTTTTTCGTTATGTATAAATAAGGAGCACACCATGCAATATGCCATTGCAGGGTGGCCTGTTGCTGGCTGCCCTTCCGAATCTTTACTTGAACGAATCACCCGTAAATTACGTGACGGATGGAAACGCCTTATCGACATACTTAATCAGCCAGGAGTCCCAAAGAATGGATCAAACACTTATGGCTATCCAGACTAAATTCACTATCGCCACTTTTATTGGCGATGAAAAGATGTTTCGTGAAGCCGTCGACGATTATAAAAAATGGATATTAATGCTGAAACTGAGATCAAGCAAAAGCATTCACTACCCCCCTTTCCTGTTTTCCTAATCAGCCTGGCATTTCGCGGGCGATATTTTCACAGCCATTTTCAGGAGTTCAGCCATGAACGCTTATTACATTCAGGATCGTCTTGAGACTCAGAGCTGGGCACGTCACTACCAGCAGATCGCCCGTGAAGAGAAAGAGGCAGAACTGGCAAACGACATGGAAAAGGGTCTGTCCCAGCACCTGTTTGAATCACTCTGCATCGATCATTTGCAACGCCACGGGGCCAGCAAAAAAGCCATTACCCGTGCGTTTGATGACGATGTTGAGTTTCAGGAGCGCATGGCAGAACACATCCGGTACATGGTTGAAACCATTGCTCACCATCAGGTTGATATTGATTCAGAGGTATAAAACGGATGAGTACAGCACTCGCAACGCTGGCAGGGAAGCTGGCTGAACGTGTCGGCATGGATTCTGTCGACCCACAGGAACTGATCACCACTCTTCGCCAGACGGCATTTAAAGGTGATGCCAGCGATGCGCAGTTCATCGCATTGTTGATCGTCGCCAACCAGTACGGCCTTAATCCGTGGACGAAAGAAATTTACGCCTTCCCTGATAAGCAGAACGGCATCGTTCCGGTGGTGGGCGTTGATGGCTGGTCCCGCATTATCAACGAAAACCAGCAGTTTGATGGCATGGACTTTGAGCAGGACGATGAATCCTGTACATGTCGGATTTACCGCAAAGACCGTAATCATCCGATCTGTGTTACCGAATGGATGGATGAATGCCGCCGCGCACCATTCAAAACTCGCGAAGGCAGAGAAATCACGGGGCCGTGGCAGTCGCATCCCAAACGGATGTTACGGCATAAAGCCATGATTCAGTGTGCCCGTCTGGCCTTCGGATTTGCTGGTATCTATGACAAGGATGAAGCCGAACGCATTGTCGAAAATACCGCATATACTACAGAACGTCAGCCGGAACGCGACATCACCCCGGTTAACGAAGAGACCATGTCGGAAATTAACGCCCTTCTTACTTCCATGGAAAAAACGTGGGACGACGACCTCTTGCCGCTCTGTTCCCAGATATTTCGCCGCTACATTCGAGCGTCGTCAGAACTGTCCCAGGCCGAAGCAGAGAAGGTTCTTGGATTCCTGAAACAGAAAGCCACGGAGCAGAAGGTGGCAGCATGACACCAGAAATTATCCTACAACGTACCGGGATCGACGTGAGAGGTGTCGAGCAGGGAGATTATGCATGGCAAAAATTACGGCTCGGGGTCATCACAGCTTCAGAAGTTCACAACGTGATAGCCAAACCCCGCTCCGGAAAGAAATGGCCTGACATGAAAATGTCCTACTTCCACACCCTGCTGGCTGAGGTCTGCACGGGTGTGGCCCCGGAAGTTAACGCCAAAGCCCTGGCATGGGGAAAACAGTACGAGAACGACGCCAGAGCCCTGTTTGAGTTTACTTCCGGCGTGAATGTTACTGAATCCCCGATCATCTATCGCGACGAAAGTATGCGTACCGCCTGCTCTCCGGATGGATTATGCAGTGACGGCAACGGCCTTGAGCTGAAATGTCCGTTTACCTCCCGGGATTTCATGAAATTCCGGCTAGGTGGTTTCGAGGCCATAAAATCAGCTTACATGGCCCAGGTGCAATTCAGCATGTGGGTGACTCGAAAAGATGCCTGGTACTTCGCCAACTATGACCCGCGCATGAAGCGTGAAGGCCTGCATTATGTCGTGGTCGAGCGGGATGAAAAATACATGGCTGGTTTTGACGAGATGGTGCCGGAGTTCATCGAAAAAATGGACGAAGCACTGGCTGAAATTAGTTTTGTATTTGGGGAGCAATGGCGATAGCCGTAGCAACGAGGTGCAAATGATATGACAGTTAAGGAATGCTACCGGTGTTCGTCCTGATCCAGCGCGGGCAATCTTTCGTCGATGCCAACAACTATCCGGTGGAAATCTGCAAGGTAACTCTTACTCAGGTGATCTACCGAAGACTCGACGGCAGAACCCGAGCCACTTCAATTGGTGCATTTAATGAAGAATTTGAGCGAGTCGACTACAACGAACTACACATGATTAAAGCGGAAATTGAGAAGGAAATGCATATTGCCAGCCTTCGAAAAATGCGACGTACATCAATCAACTGACAACCGCCTTCGGGCGGTTTTTAATGGCAAAAATATGGATTCACACAGTATCACCCTCAAAGAGGCCTGTCAGTTTCTCAAGATATCAAGGCCAACAGCTGTTAACTGGATACGAACAGGCCGACTACAGGCAACACGAAAAAATTCTTCCGGTAAAAGATCACCTTATCTCACAACCCGGCAAGCCTGCATTGCAGCACTTCATTCACCGCTGCATACTGTCCAGGTGAGCGCGGGTGATGGCATAACAGAGGAAAGAAAATGTCACTCTTCCGCAGAGGTGAAATATGGTACGCCTCGTACTCGCTCCCGGGCGGGAAGCGAATTAAGGAGTCTCTTGGCACAAAGGACAAGCGGCAAGCTCAGGAGTTGCACGACAAGCGAAAAGCAGAACTCTGGCGAGTAGACAGACTGGGGGATATGCCAGATGTCACTTTCGAAGAAGCCTGCCTGAGATGGCTTGAGGAAAAAGCCGACAAGAAATCCATCGATTCCGATAAATCCAGAATCGCATTCTGGATTGAGCATTTCGAGGGAATAAGGATTAAGGATATATCGGAGGCAATGATCTACTCAGTTATCAGCAAAGCGTATAACCGAAAAACAAAGGAGAGATGGAAGTTGCAGGTGGAGGCTGCATTAAGAAAAGGGAAAGAACCACCGGCCTATATACCTAAATCGGTGAGCACGCAAACAAAAGCAACACACCTGGCAATGATCAAGGCTATTCTGCGCGCCGCAGAGCGAGACTGGAAATGGCTTGAAAAAGCACCTGTAATCAAAATACCTGCCGTAAAAAACAAACGCGTGAGATGGCTGGAAAAAGAAGAAGCCAGGAGACTCATTGATGCATGTTCTGATCCCCTGAAATCTGTAGTTAAATTTGCACTGGCAACTGGCCTGAGGAGATCAAACATTATTAATCTGGAGTGGCAACAAATCGATATGCAGCGACGTGTTGCCTGGGTAAACCCTGAAGACAGTAAGTCAAACCGCGCTATTGGGGTCGCACTGAATGACACTGCCTGCAAGGTGTTGCGTGATCAAATAGGCAAACATCACCGCTGGGTGTTTGTTTATACCACTGCTGCCAGAAGGCCTGACGGGACAATGACACCAAGCATCAGAAAGATGCGCCTGGACTATAACACATCGTGGTTAACAGCATGTCGTCGGGCAGGAATTGAAAATTTCCGTTTTCATGACCTCCGCCACACTTGGGCCAGTTGGTTAATTCAGTCAGGTGTACCGCTGTCAGTACTTCAGGAAATGGGCGGCTGGGAGTCTATCGAAATGGTGCGTAGGTACGCCCACCTTGCACCTAATCATTTGACAGAGCACGCGAGGAAAATTGACGACATATTGAGTGACGATGTCCCAAATTTGTCCCACCCTGAGGTTTTTGAGGATGCAAAGAAAGCATAA